ATCCAGCGTATACGAGCGCGAAATTAGAGTGGGGGGTATGAGGGGCAGGAAAGCAAAGCCGAACGTGATAAAAGAGTTGGAGGGGAACCCGGGGAAACGGCCGCTAACACGTAATATCCCGCGGCCGGCAGCGCCGAGCTCCGATAGGGCTCCACGCGTGCCGAGTTTCCTGAACGAGCACGCGAAGATGGAATGGCGCCGCATGGTGAAGCTGCTGCTGAAGATCGGGTTGTACACTGACGTGGACCGGGCGGCGCTGGCGATGTACTGCCAGGCCTACGGCCGCTGGGTGGAGGCTGAGCTGGAGCTGAAGGAGAAGATCGGGAGGAAGGGGTCGGTGGAGGCGGCGCTGGTAGCGGTGAGCGGGAAGGGGAACCCATACCAGGATCCGCTGCTGAGCATAGCCAATGCGGCGTGGGAGCAGATCCGCAAGATGCTGGCGGAGTTCGGGTTGACGCCGGCGGCGCGGCAGCGATTGGCCAACCTCGAGGCGCCGCCGGCGCAGGAGGATTTCCTCGAGCAGCTCTTTGGGATAAGGGCGCAGATACGGGAGAGTGCCGGTGATTGATTGCCCGTCGGAGGCGGTGGTGCAGCAATACATCGACGATGTGCTGAGCGGCACGATCCCGGCGTGCCGATGGGTGAAGCTGGCGTGCCAGAGGCACCTGGACGACCTGGAGCACGGGCACGAGCGGGGGCTGTACTTTGACAAGGAGGACGCGCAGGTGGTGATCGCGTTCTTCGAGCTGCTGAAACACTCAAAGGGGGAATGGGCTGGGCAGCCGTTCCACCTGGAGCCGTGGCAGCAGTTCGTGGTGTGGTTGTTGTTCGGGTGGAAGCGCAAGACGGACCGGCTGCGGCGGTTCAGGACAGCGTACCTGGAGGTGGCCAGGAAGAACGGCAAGAGCACGCTGGGGGCCGGGATCGGGCTGTACCTGCTGACGCTGGATGGGGAGCCGGGGGCGGAGGTTTACAGCGCGGCGACGAAGCGGGACCAGGCGGCGATCACGCACAGCGAGGCGACGCGGATGGTGAAGGCCTCGCCGGAGTTGCGCAGGCGGGTGGCGATATTCCGGAACAACCTGCACATCCCGGGAACGGCCAGCAAATATGAGCCGCTTTCAGCCGATGCGAGCTCGATGGACGGGCTGAACGTGCACGGGGCGATCGTGGACGAGCTGCACGCGCACAAGACGCGGGAGCTGTGGGACCTGCTGGACACGGCGACGGGCTCGCGACGGCAGCCGCTGATGTTCGCGATCACGACGGCGGGATTCGACCGGGAGTCGATCTGCTTCAAACAGCACGAGTACACGGAGAAGGTGCTGGAGCAGGTGATCGAGGACGATTCGTTCTTTGGGATCATCTTCACGCTGGACAAGGCGGATGGCGACCATCCGGAGGATGCGTGGGAAGACGAGACGGTATGGGTGAAGTCGAATCCGAACCTGGGCGTCTCGAAAAAGTGGGACGATATGCGGCGCAAGGCGCAGCGGGCGAAGGAGATGCCGAGCGCGCTGAACGCGTTCCTGCGGCGGGAGCTGAACGTGTGGACGCAGGCGGAGACGAAGTGGGTGCCGTGGGATGCGTGGAAGGCGTGCGGGAAGGCGGTGGACGCCGAGGGGCTGCGGGGGCGGACGGGTTACGGCGGGCTGGACCTTTCGAGCAACACGGACATCACGGCGTGGGTGATGATGTTCCCACCGCAGTCGGAGGAGGACGATTACCAGGTGCTGTGCCGATTTTTCATCCCGGAGGAGGCGATGCACGAGCGGACGCACCGGGACCGGGTGCCGTACGAGGCGTGGGTGCGGCAGGGGTACATCTTCGCGACGCCGGGGAACGTGATCGATTACGCGTTCGTCCTGCACCAGATCGACGAGGATATGCAGGCCTACGACATCCCGGAGGTGGCGTTCGACCGGTGGGGGGCGACGAAGATTCAGACGGAGCTGACGGAGCTGGGCGGGGAGGATTTCCTGGTGCAGTTCGGGCAGGGGTTCCGATCGATGAGCCCGCCGATGAAGGAGCTGGAGAAGATCATCCTGGCTGAAAAGCTGGCGCACGGAGGGAACCCGGTGCTGACGTGGATGGCGGACAACCTGGTGGCCAGGCAGGACCCGGCGGGGAACATCAAGCCGGACAAGGAGAAGTCAACGGAAAAAATTGACGGGATGGTGGCGCTGATTATGGGGCTGGACCGGGCGGTGCGGCACCAGAAGAAGGCGCGGAGTGTGTACGAGGAGCGGGGTTTGGAGGTGGTATGAGCGGGCAGGCTATCGTGTCGCTGGCGATCACTCCGAGGGTGATCAGGGTGGGGGAGATGGTGACGGCGACGGCGTGCTCTGCGGTGGGGCTGACTCACGTCGCGTTTTCTGTCGTTTTTGGCGACACGGTTTATCCGTTCGATATCACGAAGATGTGGAAGAGTGGCGGCGGCCTGCACTACTGGAGGACCGAGTTCCGGGTGAACGATCCTGGTGAGCATTCTGTGAGGGTGGTGAGTGACAGCGCGGAGGCCAGTGTGAGTTTCGAGGTGATGGCGCCCAGGGGGAAGCCGCGGGAGCCGTACGAGCGGACGTACGTGCTGCTACCGCCCAAGGCGGATGCGGAATGGGCGCGAGCGGTGGTGGAGGCAACGTGGGACGAGCATCGGTACACGCTGGGCGGGAGTGCGGACGACGCGGGGATCGGCGACCTAGACGTGCGGCGGGTGATGCTAGTGAATGCGGCGGGTTGGGGCGGCGAGCGGGTGATGCGTGAGTGGTACGCAGAGTGGTACCCGGGTGTGGATCTATCGTTTGTGAACGCGGATTCGCCGGAGCAGTTGAAGCGGGTGCTGGGGCTGCCGGGGGCGCATCACGATGCGCCCTTACAAGTGGGCTTGCACGATGAGGCGGGTGGGGCGGATATGGCCAGCCACGGGATGAAGGGTGTGTGCCTGGTGCACGCGGTGGTGCAGCGGGAGGCGCGGAAGCTGGATTTCCGTCCCCTGCAGGATGCGGGGATCACGGTGATCTGCCGATTGGGCTGGGGGTACGCGGATGGGACGGGGACGCTGCCGAGACCGGCGGACAAGGAGGCGTTCATCGACGCGGCGGCCGGGACGATCCTGCAGGCGGATGGGGTGGATTATTTCCACGTGGGCAATGAGCCGAACAACCCGGGCGAGTGGCCAGGCGGCCCGGGCGGGTACGCGCTGACGGCGGATTACGTGGTGGAGATCTACAACGCGCTGTGGTACCTGGTGGGCAAGCGGGCGAAATTGGGGCCTCCTCCGATCGATCCTTATTTCGGGCCGGGGTCGGACAACGGGGATTATTGGGCGCACATCATCGAATACATCGCGGGGGCGGACGCGATCTTTTTGCACGCCAAGACGCAGTCGAACCTGGTGGCGCAGGTGTGGTCGATGGAGAAATTCGCGGATGAGCCGCTGTGGTGGCAGTATTTGCACCTGCGGACGGTGGAGACGGGGAAGGCGATCGCGCGGGCGCGGTTCTGGGACGCGCCGGTGTTCGTGACGGAGTGCAATCCACAGCGGCGGGGGGATGGATCGCTGGGGTGGGAGGCGCAGAACCTGGCGTGGATCCACGAGGCGTGCGCGTATTTGCGGGAGCAGGAGGTCGCCGGGGTGGCGTTCTACCGGTACGAGTTGGCGGGGGACCAGGCGGGGTTCGGGCTGGAGGATAAGCCGGTGATCCTGGAGGCGATCCGGGCCGAGGCTGGAGATTAGAGATTGGAGACTAGAGATATGGATATTGAGCGAATGACGGTCAAGGAGTTCCGCGAGTTCGGTTTTCTCCAGGAATTGAATCGCCAATTTTTGCATCCGCTGGGCTTGGCATTGGAGGTCATTATCGATGAGGAAGATGGCAGCGAGAGATTCGGCGAGGTGTGGGATTACCGTTGCGATCCAGAAGGAATCAGGTTTGCCGAATTTAGCGTGGATGAGATGGAGCGAGGCCTGCGAATCAAGGAGCTGCAGGAAGAAAAGGGCAAAACTCGGAGATCCCATCTTGGCTATATCATCCAACCATTTGTGGAGGTTCAGCCATTAGTTGAGGGCGAGGGGAAACATAGGTGCGAACCGGGTTACGACTTCGACGAGGAGAGGCAGGTTTTCCCATCGGCGGGTTTCGGCGCGGCGATAATCGCGTGCTACGAGGATGAAGAGGGAAAATTGTGGGCCGTGAATAGTGAGTATTGCATACAGGTGAACTTTTGCCCATTCTGCGGATATGCGGCCAGGGAGCAGGTGGAATGGAAACCTTCTTGATGCACTTGCGATATCCGGTGCTGAGGCGGGTGATCGTGAACACGAAGACGGGCAAGGCGTTCCGGGGGGTGCTGTGGCGCAGGCGCTGGGGGTACGTGGTGCTGCGCGGTGCGGAGCTGCTGAAGGGTCGCGGGGAGACGGTGCCGGTGACTGGCGAGGTGGTGATCCCGGCCGATAACGTGGATTTCATCCAGGTGGTGGCATAGGGCGCATCACGATGCGCCCCTACAGGGGGGCACGATGCGCCCCTACAGGGGGATGGGATGACGGTCGTGCAGAGCGGTTTGACGTTGGTGGATGCGACGCCATGGTGGCAGTTGTCGGGCAGCACGGGCAGCCTGACGCTGTACGATCAGTACGCGTACGATTACGCGACGATCTACCGGACGCAGCCAAACGTGCGGACGTGCGTGGATTTTCTGGCGCGGAATATCGCGCAGTTGGGGCTGCACGTATTCCGGCGGGTGAGCGATACGGACCGGCAGCGACTGCGGGATCATCCGTTGGCGCGGGTGCTGGCCAGGCCGCTGCCGGAGGACTACAAGGTGACGACTTACAGGCTGATGGAGAGCCTGATGGGCGACCTGGGGGTGTATTTCAACGCGTTCTGGCTGAAGATACGGGTGGAGGGCGCGGGGGAGGGCGGTTCACGAACCGCCCCTACAGCGGGGTTATTGCGGGTGCCGCCGACGTGGATGACTGTGAGCGGGGCGCTGGGGCCGACGAAGTACACGGTGACGTTCCCAGGCAAGGCGCCGAAGGAGTACAGGCCGGACCAGGTGGTACATTTTCGGGGCTATGGTCCTGGTAACAATATCGAGGTGGTGTCGCCGCTTGAGACGCTGCGGCGGGTGCTGGCGGAGGAGCACGCGGCGGGGGATTACCGGGAGCATTTCTGGCAGAACGCGGCGCGGATCGAGGGCGTGATCGAGCGACCCACTACTGCGCCGGAGTGGAGCGAGGCGGCCCGCAAGCGATTCAGGGAAGAGTTCGGGGCGATCCATAGCGGCGGAGAGGGCAGCGGCAAGACGGCGATCCTGGAAGAGGGGATGGTGTGGAAGGAGGCGGGGTTCAACGCGCAGGAGAGCGAGTACCTGATGGGTCGCAAGCTGACGCGGGAGGAGTGCGCGCGGGCGTACCACATCCCGCTGCCGATGGTGGGGATCCTGGATCACGCGACGTTCTCGAACATCAAGGAGCAGCACAAGAATTTGTACCAGGATGCGCTGGGTCCGTGGCTGGCGATGATCGAGCAGGACGTGGAACTGCAGCTCCTGCCGGAGTTCGAGGATACGAAGGGTGTGTACGTGGAGTTCAACATCGCGGAGAAGCTGCAGGGGAGTTTCGACGAGCAGACGGAAGCGTTGCAGAGCGCGGTGGGGCGGCCGTGGATGACGGCGAACGAGGCGCGGGCGCGGTTCAATATGCCGAGTATGGGCGGGGACGCGGACCGGCTGGTGACGCCGCTGAACGTGCTGGTGGGGGGGCAGGCGTCGCCCAGGGATGTCGATGGAGCACAGGGCGCGTCACGGGGCGATTCACAGGGCGTGTCACGGGGCGATTCACAGGGCGCATCACAGGGCGATTCGCGA